TGGTTCGATGCGTTTTGGCAACTCTACCCCCGCAAGGTCGGCAAGCGCACCGCCGCTGCTGCGTTCGTTGCCGCCATCAATCGGGGCAACGAGCCGGCCGCGATCGTCGCCGGCCTCCGTGGTTACACGTTCCACGCCGACACGCAGTTCCAGCCCCACCCCACGACCTGGCTGCGCGGCGACCGCTGGCTCGACGAGGTGGACAGCTTCGATCCCGTCCTGCGCGCCGCCGGCCTTCGCCCAGAGGACTTCCTCGACGCGCCGCCAGGAGGACTGCTGCAATGAAAAATCGCCGACAGTGGGTCGCCATGCTGGCCAAGCTCACCGCGCCCATGGAAAGCACCGCCGCTGCGCAGGCCTTCGCAGCCTACCTCCCGATGCTCAGCGACTTTCCCGACGACGTGTTCTGCGAGGCCAGCCTCCAGGCCGTGGCAACCAAGGTCGGCCCGGCCCCCCCATACGGCGTGTTGCGCAAGGCCCTCGCCGACTGGAGCAGGCAGTATGGCCCGAAGCTCGTGGAACTACCCGCGCCACCGCCTCGCCCACGCCAGCCGCCCGACGACTTCGAGCGCGCCGCCGTCAGCCGTAGCGTTCGCGAGATCCTCACCGGCTTCAGCGAAGTTACCCGACAGCGCGAGGCTCAATTGCCGCAGCACGTAACCCGGCCGCTACCGCAGTTCAGCCGTGAGCTGCTCGACGAAATGTATCGCCAAGCCGGTTTGGTAGGCCCGAAAGTGGCGCCGCAATACCGCGCTGCGGCCGCCGACATCCACGCCGAAGTCAAGCGGGGGCCACCAGAATGACCCCCCGCCCGCTCCAGTGCTTCGAGCTCGCCAACCTGGTCGCCGAGGTCTCCCACGACCTCCGCGGCTGTCACCCCAACGATGCCCTCGGCGTCGCCCAGTGGATCGCTACCAACGCCCTGCGCTGCTGGTCCCCCGAGGACCGCATCCCGCTCGCCGCCGAATGGACCGACCACGTCCTCGCCACCGTCCGCGAAAGTCTCGACTGATGCCAGCCACCCACCCCGTCTGGGACGACGAACGAGCAGACGCCCTCGCAGCCCGCCTCACCGCCGCCTGCCAGGGCGAACTCGACGCCATCGTCATCCCCGAACTCATTGCAACACTCGCTGAATTCATCGGACACTTCCCGCTGCACCAGCGCGATGGGCTGGTCGCCGGCGCCCACATTCACCTGCGCCAATACGTCTCCGAAATCCCGCCACTCCCCACCGACGCCTACGGGGGCGGCCCCGATGCCGCTTGACGCATCCGTGAGCACACGCGTAGATACCGACAGCCGATCGGACCAGATTGTCGACCGGTGCGACTGCAATTCCCCGCGCTCCGGCTGGATCGTCGCAGTCACCCACCCACAAGCCGAAACCTGGGCCGACAGCAACCTGCAACGCCGCGGCTATCGCGTCTTCCTCCCACGCTACGCCACGAAACGGCGCGATCCAGTCCTCCGAACCCTCACCCGCATCGTCATCGCTCCACTCTGGCCGGGATACCTGTTCGTCCACCACGACAGCCGCGATAGCTGGCGCCCCATCTACGAGACCCAAGGCGTCCGCTCCGTGCTGAAAACCCGCGATCAGATCCAATGGGCCAACGCGGGCGCTGTGGAGGCGCTGGAGGCCGCACAGGCTCTGGCCGCACCGAGAGACGCCCCAGACGCTCCGTGGCGCGTAGGTGACCTCGCAGCCCCCGCATCATGGCATTTCGCCGGGCTTAAGGGGGTCATCGTCGAGATCAGGGGCAAAAGAGCCATCCTCGCCATAATGTTGGGCGACAAGGGGTTCCTGAGACGCCTCTCGGTCGATGTGGCAAATCTCGTGGCGAGAGAATGAAGCTACCCAGCCTCCAACGCCTCAACCCGGCGCGTAATCGCATCCAGCGCATGCTGAATGTCCGTGTCAGTCTCCGTCCTATCCAGCAACAATCGCTGCCCCGCCAACAGCGCGCGCTCTACCCGCTCCAGCCGATCCACCACCTGACGCTGCTCAACGATCAGCCGCTCGATCAGCGTCTGCAGCAGCGCCAGCGACGGTTCCGGCATCACTCGCGCTCCTGCTCACGCAGCGCCGCCTCAGCCGCTCGCTGCAGCCACACGCTCAGCGACTGCCCAGCAGCCGCTGCAGCCACCCTGATGCGTGAGTCGAGTAGCGGCGGAATGTAGATCGTGATGCGGGGATTGGTCGTCGTCTCGCTCACGACTGCACCTCGTCAGCATGGCGATGGGCCCATGCCGGATAGACCAGCTTGCCAGCCGCCTCGATCGCACGAGCAAACCGAGCCAACTCATCCTCCGGATCGTTGATGTCGCCAGCGATCTGCCGTGCCGTCCGATCAGGGTTCAACGCCATTGTGCGGCATATGTCTTTCGCGATGTAGACCAGTTCGCGGAACGCCTCGTTCTCAGTGTCGGTCATCGCTCAGCCCCCCACAACGGTGGAGGACCAAGCCCCATCGAACACGTCGAAGATGCGACCGTCGCGGATCAGCGCAACCGTGCGGGTGTGGAGGCCATAGGCGTTGCGCCCGGTGAAACGCTCTACGGCGATGCTGCGAGCAACAGCCTCGTCAGTCCCGAGGTGGTAGCCGTGCTGGAAAGCAGCGGCATTGGTGGGCTCGATCGAGAGAGTGAAGGTGGAAGCGGACATCGGCGGAACTCCTTGTTGCCGGTTTCGATGACCACATATAACCATAGGTGTGGATTGGCGTCAACAACTATCTGCGTGTGTGGATGGGAATTGTCGTGATGCTCAGAGCAGCGCGGATGCAGTATGCCAGCCGGACCTAATGGCGTCGTCGGCAGGCCGTTCCAGAAAGGCCAATCCGGCAATCCCGCCGGACGCGCCAAGGGCATCGAGGCAATCGCTCGTGAGCACACGTCCGAGGCAATCGCCACGCTCGTCAATGCCATGCGCTCGGACAAACACTGCGTCGCCGCCGCTGTTGCGTTGCTCGATCGCGGCTGGGGCAAGCCAACCGTCACTGTTGAGGGCGCCCTCGACATGATGCACAGCTACGTGCTCCGCGCACCAACGCCCACCGAGAGCGCTGATGAATGGCTCAAAATGCACGCACCCTCCGACAGCAGGCGACTACTGACGACGGACGACTGATAGCCTGGGAACCGCAAAAAGGGCCGCAGTCAGCATTCATAGATTGCCCGATATTTGAATGCTTCTTCGGTGGTGCGCGCGGTGGTGGCAAAACCGATGCGGTGTTGGGCGATTGGGCGCTGCACGCAGATGAATACCGCGCCGACGCCATCGGCCTCATGATCCGCAGAACTCGCATAGAACTACTGGAAACTTTCGAACGTGCGCGCATCGTATATACAAAGTTAGGAGCGCAACTCACCAACAACCCAATGCGCGCTACGATGCCCAACGGCGCACGCCTTACATTCGCATATCTCGAACGTGATGCAGACGCAGAGCAATATCAGGGCCATAGCTACACTCGTGTATACATAGAGGAATGCGGCAACTTCCCATCGCCTGTTCCCATCATGAAGCTCATGGCAACGTTGCGTAGTGGTGCTGGTGTTCCGGTTGCAATGCGGCTCACCGGCAACCCAGGTGGTCCTGGTCATCAGTGGGTGCGCGCTCGCTACATTGACCCAGCGCCAATGGGATGGCAGGTGCTCACTGATGGCAGCGGACTCGAGCGTATCTACATACCATCGCGAGTTAGCGATAACGTCTATCTCGGTCCAGATTACGTGCAGAGATTGCGGGCATCAGGGTCACCTGAACTGGTCCGAGCATGGCTTGAGGGGGATTGGTCGGTTGTTTCTGGGGCCTTCTTCCCAGAGTTCGAAATGTCCCGACACGTCATCGCACCACGCGCATTGCCCGATCACTGGCCTCGCTTCCGTTCCTTCGATTGGGGATCTGCACGGCCGTTTGCGTGCCACTGGTGGGCCGTATCGGATGGTAGTATCGCCAGCATCGCCCGAGGATGCCTCGTCAACTACCGAGAATGGTACGGCATGAAACCTGGCGAACCCAACGTGGGACTGCGCATGACGGCCGAGGCCATCGCCGCCGGCATCAAGAGCCGCGAGGCCGACGACCCGCAGCCCATGGCCGGCGTCGCTGATCCTGCGATGTTCGCTGAGGACGGCGGCCCGAGCATCGCGCACCGCATGATGGGCGGCGGCGTCATCTTCCGGCCAGCGGACAACAAGCGCGTCGCAGGCCGTGGCGCTATGGGCGGCTGGGATCAGGTGCGCGCACGGCTCGATGGCGATGCCGATGGCAGGCCGATGATGCTGATGTTCTCGACATCCCGCGATCTGATCCGCACGCTGCCGGCGCTGCAGCACGACGATGCGCGGCCAGAGGACGTGGATAGCGACATGGAGGACCACGCCCCGGACAGTTGTAGATACGCCTGTATGTCGCGGCCGTTCGTGCGCGAGCTGGCGTCGAAGCCGCCCGAGGACTCGTGGGACCGCGCCTTCGCCCGCGCATCGCAGAGCACAGTGGAAAGCTGGCGCGTAGCTTGATGGGCGCCGAGCGACAGGAATACGAGGCAGCGCTCGCGGCATACAGGGCGGCCACGCAACGCCTGACCGAGGCCAAGCGGCATTACGATCCCAAGACCGCACCTGAGGTCATTGCAAAACGCAGGGCATCCATGGCCGCACGCCGCGCGAGGCTCCGGGCGGAACACCAAGCATGGTTGGCTAGTCCTGAGCGAGCGGCAGAGGAGGAGCGCAACCGCCGCATGTACGAGGAATACCAACGCCGTTGGAACGTAGCCACGACCGGAGGCGGCAAGTGACTGACACCACCACGCT